TGAATATATTAGAAGTTCAATATACAGTAATCTGGTTGTACTGTTAATGATATTTCTTGGGCAGCGTTTTCATTATCCCAGCTGTAATCACCAAAGTTTGCATCTGTAATTAATGCTCCTTTAATAATCCATTCTGAAACTATATCACCTACAGGTCCTAAAATGTTTAATGTTAAGTCTTTCTTATAGAAATCACTGTAACCATCTCTACCTGTTACTGATTCGTGATGTAATCTCACCCATTCCATACAAGCTTGTGCACCACTAGGTGTAATTGGGTCAAACAATGTCATTGAAATTGTATTCCAAAGTGTTTTACCTTTAACATATCTTGCAACGTTAATGTGGTTTAATTGAACTGTACCTTGAGTAAGTGAAACAGCTCCCATTCCTTTAATTTGGTACGATGGTATTCCGTCAACATAAAGGATAAACCTGTTTTGTTGTTTTGGCTCAAAAGCTGTATAAAATATTTCGTTTGGGTCTAATACTGCCATTTTATGTTATTTTATTATAAATATTCTATTCTTTAATTTTTATCCCGGAAATGTTGCTCCAGTTGGTAATACATTGAAATCTAGGATAACAAACTCAGCTGTTTTAGTTGGTTGTAGGTAAATTTGTCCTACTAACTCATTTCTATCTATAACATCTGGTGTGTTATTAGTTTCATCCATTACTACTTTGAAGGCATATAATCCTTGTCTTTGTTGTACACTCTCTAAATATGGATTTACTTGTGCTAAGAAATTATTTCTTGTAGCAATTGTATTTTGTTCAAATACTAAGTTATCCGATACTTGTGAAATATAGCTCTTAAGTGAAATTAGCAATCTTCTAACATTTACTCTATCTAATGCACTTGCTCTTTTCTGTAATGTTTTCTGACCAAATACTACAACTCCACTTCCTGGGAATGTAGCGATTGGGTTAACATTTGCTTCATATAATGTATCTCTATTACCTGAAGTTAATTTTCTTTCTGCTCTAATTACACTACCTAAAGCTCCTCTAATTAGACCTGCTGGTGCGAACCATGGGTCTGAAGAAGCATCAGTAAATGCAAATACACCTGGTATATAAGTTGAAGCTGGTGCCCATACTGTTTGACCTGTATTTACATCAATTGTTTGTAACCAAGGCCAATATGTAGCTGCATATGAAGTATCATATCCACTAGCTTGTCCAGTTACATTTCCTATTGTTGAATTATAAGCTTGTAAATCAATTACTGCTATACAATCTGTTCTACTTTCAGCTAAATTTACTAATTGGTTTACTTGACTTCCATGTAAAGAATTAATTAAACCTGGAGCTGAAATTACATTAAATTGATAATCATCTTTGTTTGATAATAATTTAATTGATTGTGTATAATCGTTGGGACCAATTCCTTGAATATTATCTGCTGTAATATTTTCATTAAATTTACCATCATTATTGTATATGTTTTCACCTGAAGCACCTGTAAATGATCCAGATAATACTGCTGGTAATGATCCTGTTAAATTAGCTTTAGCTGTTCCGTCGTTGTTAAAATAATTTGGTGTAGGAGTGTATACTGCAGAAACGTAAACGTAAGCACTTCTATTTATATAATTACCATTTGTTTTAACATAATAATCTGTCCCATCTTGCTCTATTGAGTAGTAAGTATCTCCAATTACTTTAGCTACATAGTTAGCAGCTGTTGGGTCCATTGATAAGTTATTATAAGTTTCTAGGATTGCTTTCTGGTTATTAGTATCATTTCCTCTTCTAATTAATAATGAGAAAGTACCTGCTGATTGGTTAATGGAAGCAATTTCCCATCTTAAGTTATCTGCAGTACCAAGTTCTAAACTACCACTTGCTGATAATGAACCTGAAGAGTTCATAATTGCCCCTTCTGAAATTGTTTTTAACTGAAAAGCCATTTTTTGGTATCCTGCATCACCCGCTTCTGAATAATTTACTGTTTGAATACCACTACCATTACCAGAAGAAGTTGAACTTGAACTTCCTGAAGTATATGCAGAAGTAAATGAACCTGTAGTTACTCTAGTTACTAATAATGATTCACCACCATTTGCAAAATAATTTCTAGCTGCAATTGAATTTAAATATGTGTAATATTGAGAACCGCTTTCTACAGCTCCCCCAAAAATAGCTTCATATTGTGAAAATGAAGAAACCGCTGTTGGGATTTCAACAGGTCCTTTTACAGCTGGGCCGATAATAGCGGCACCAAATGTAACAGGTCTTGATCCAATAAACGATTGATCATTTTCTCTTGCTAATACACCTGGAGATATTAATGTTTCTGCCATTGTTTGATTAATTATAATTGTTTATTTTATTATAAATATTAGAAGTTGTTTCAAAAAATTATTCTGCGGTAGTAATTTCTCCTTTTTCTAAGT